TTTTTGATTATATCTCCTAGTCCATTATTACGAAGCCAGTTAAACGCCGCTTCTTTATTCGCTTGTGTAATCGTAGCGCTATAGTGCGGCTTAACATCTACAGAAGATCCATCCATAAGTTTAAGATGAGATAAACCCATTTCACTCATCATAGTTGGAATTACTTCTCCTGATAAATGTTCATAATTCTTTTTCTTTTGTTTGAGTTGCGTTTCGGCAACCTCAATTTCTCTATTTAAAGTTTCAAGTCTTTCGACTTGATCTGCAAGAGACTGAATATTTTCAGTTTTACTCATTGCGTTTTGTTGATCATTCTCAAAATCAATTGACATTTATTTTTTCCTTTCTAGTTGGTGTTATATACCAGGTCGGATTAGTATATCTCTTTCCTGATTTTATTTTTAATACTTGGTGTTTTATTTTGTTTCCTTTAAACAAAACAATCTTACCTTTCTTGGGACGAATAACTTTAGTTCCCACTAAAGTTTCACCCCCCTCATAATCATCATTTAAATACAAGATTGATGTATGTGTATGATAATTAAAATCTAAATGCGGTGCTTGCAATGATTTCGCAGGCCATTCAACTATTTGTGAATAGTTTATACAAGTGTTTACAGAATATTTTTTTACAAAAAAAGTTAACTTAGCTAATAATACTTTAAACTCTATTATTTCATCCAAGACAGCTGTTCTATCACAATATATAATATTAGTATCTCTGTGTGTAGTTTTATTTTTGCTATTATTAATATAGTCTATAAAAAAATCACAAAAGCTATCTTCTAAAAAATTATTTTTTTGTATGATAGAAACCTTACTCATGCATTTTTCCTTTCTCATGTAAATTAATTTCAATAGGATAATATTTTCTTTCTTGCCTATCCCATTTTAAAAGTTTGTATTTACCATTCGTCATCTCAGATGCTAGAGAACATGCAACACCTATAATTGCTGGATCACCTGTTAACAATAAATAATCGTCTTCAGTAAAATTTTTTAGTGCCTGTCTTAATTTATAAATTAAAGGACCAGGAGAAAAAATTATCTGTGATAGTTCCGGCAATAAAAATTTAAAGTCGCCATATTTTTGCGCACCTATAATATTGATTTTAGGTTTACCTTCTTTGGTTCCTGGTATTTCTTGAATAACATGGACAATCGGTAAATTATTTTCTTTCATGTTTCATAATATATAGTTTTTTTTATTGTTGTCAATTAAAATTTTACAGTAGAATCTACTAAGCCAAAATTTCCTTTCGGCATTATATTAAACGCTAAAGAGTATCTATCTTCCGAAGATAAGTTTGGCATAATTTGGTGCCTTAATTGACTAAAAAATAAAATTAAATAATTGTCTTTTGGAATAACGGTCCATTCGTGAGAATTGTATATGTTATATTTTTTTGGTGGAGTAAAAAATTGATTCATACCATCGTGATAAAATTTAATTCCAAAACCAGGATTACCTTTAGGATAGTAAACACCGCTTAACCATGAGTTAGAGTGCTTGTGTTGGTCCGAAAATAATTTTGGTTTTGTTTTAGTCAACCATGAACTAAATATTCTATAATTTATGTTTTCTAACATAAGGACTTCTTTGAGAGTTTTGTCCACAGCTTTTTTAATTTCTTTGTTAAGTTCCTTGTATTTTCTTAAAACATTTAAATCTTCACCTATTGAAGCAGAGCTTTCAAAAGGTTTCTCTACAGAACCAAACTTTTCTTTTTTAAATTTTAAGGTCAAATCCTTCTTTATATCTAGCTTATAAATAAATAAAGTATTAGAACAAATAGGTATATTCTCTACATGCCTCATTATTTTTTTTCTTTCATACTTGACAAATCATATAATATCCATTATGTTGTGTCAATAGAAAGAAGAAAATTTATGAACTATAAATTTAAAACAAAGCCGTATAAGCATCAATTGACTGCCTTAGAAAAGTCATGGAATAAAGAGACGTACGCCTATTTTATGGAAATGGGTACAGGTAAAACAAAAGTATTAATTGATAATGCCGCAATGCTTTATGATAAAGGCAAAATAAATGGCCTTTTAATTGTTGCACCTAAAGGTGTTGTGGGTACTTGGTATAATAATGAAATACCAGCACACTTACCAAATCATATAGAAAATGTGACTATTTTGTGGCAATCAAACATAACTAAAAAACAAAGAGAAAATTTAGAAAGTTTATTTGAGGTAGAGGAATCTCTTCATATTCTTATTATGAATGTTGAAGCTTTTAGTACTACTAAAGGTGTAGACTTTGCTAAAAAGTTTTTATCTTGTCATGAAACTTTAATGGCAATTGATGAATCAACTACTATAAAAAATCCTAGCGCAAAAAGAACAAAATCTATTATAGATTTGTCAGAAATGTCTAAGTATAGAAGAATTATGACAGGATCACCTGTTACAAAAAATCCATTAGATTTATACTCTCAATGTAAATTTTTAAGTCCTTGGTTGTTAGACTTTACATCTTATTATGCATTTAGAAATAGATATGCTCAAATGAAAACAATACATGTTCAAGGACGGTCAATTCAAGTGGTGGATAAATTTCAAAATTTAGGTGAGTTATCTAATCAGTTAAAGGGGTTTTCATATCGTGTTCTAAAAGAAGATTGCTTAGATCTACCTGAAAAAATTTATATTAAAAGACAAATTAAATTGAGTAGCGAACAACTTAAATTATATGATCAAATGAAGAAAGAAGCTTTAGCGGTTTTAAATGGAAAGACAGTTACGACTGTGAATGCATTAACTCAATTAATGAGACTTCAACAAATTACGTGTGGTCATTTTACTGCTGATGATGGGAGTACTCAGCGTATTAAGAATAATAGAGTAGATGAATTAATGGATGTGCTTGAAGAAACTGAAGGTAAAGCCATTATATGGGCTCATTATCAATGGGATATAAAAGATATAATTAAAGAAATTGTCAAGGTCCATGGTCCGGGCTCCATTGTTGACTATTATGGGCTCACACCACAGGATGAGAGGCAATCTAACATCAAGAAATTTCAGGACGACCCTAAGTGTCGGTTTATCGTTGGAACGCCCTCTACGGGCGGCTATGGCATCACTCTGACGGCCGCAAACACCGTAATCTACTATTCTAACGGATATGATCTCGAAAAACGACTACAATCAGAAGACAGAGCACACAGAATCGGACAAAAAAAGTCAGTGACGTATGTGGATATTTTGGCCGAAGAAACAGTTGACGCGAAAATCGTAAAATCTCTACGTAAAAAAATAAATATAGCATCAGAAGTTTTAGGTGAAGAATTGAGATCATGGATTTAGGGTTAATATATAAGGATGTTAAAGAAATAAGTCCTTTTATTCTAAAACACAAAATTCCTTTATTAATTTATAAAGAACTAACAAAGTGTTTAAAACATACAGCAAAAATTAAAAAAAATCAATTATCTTGTTTATTAGAACATAGGAATGCGGGTGAAAATTCTTATCAGGTTTCTTTACCTTTTAATTTAATCGAGGGGTCTTTTTTACAAGCTTATATTATTCATTTAGGAGAATATTATAGATGTAAATATGAAAATTTATCTTTTAAACAAGTTAGCAGAACTGTGCGTATGCGTAAAAATGAAGACCATTTTGATTCTTACGATTTATGGGTAAATTATACTAAAAAGGGTTCTAAAAATAATTGGCATTCTCATGGTGGGTCCTTATCCGGTGTAATATACTACACTGATTGTAAAGGATCACCTACATGTTTTGAAGGTGGTTTTTCATATAACGGTAAAAAAGGAGAAATTTTAATATTTCCAAATACTTATAGGCATAAAGTAAATACTCACATTAATAAAAATGAAAGAATAACACTATCTTATAATCTGTATTATAAGACATCATGGATATAATTGAAATAGATAAATTTTTACCAAAAAAAACTTGTGATTATTGTATTAAGTTTTTTGAAGCTAATAAAAAACACTGGAAATCTTTTTACAAAAGAGAAAAGATACAAGTACAAGATTTATTGAACTCTAATCTTACTATCAATAGACTGTATTTAAAATATAAAAAACTGTATCCAAATCATAAATTAACAAATTTAGAAATACTAAAATGGCCAACGGGTGAACATCAGGACTGGCATGATGACACAATTTATTATGATAAAACTACTGTTACTTATCTTAATGAAGACTACGAAGGTGGCAGAACTACAGTAGAAAATTACACAGTAGAACCAAAGATAGGAAAAATAATATTGTTTGATGCCGACAAGAAACATAAAGTTTCAATAGTAACTAAAGGGCCCAGATACGTAATACTAGCCTGGTATAATAAAAATTGATCACGTAAAACGTAGGATATACGCGCGACGCGCGCTAAAATTTTAGGATACGACTTTTCCGCCGCTCCATTTCATTTCCGGCAAACCATTTTCGTAAGTTTTTCCATCGTAAGTCAGCANNTGTTTTCTGTTAGCACCCTTTTCATTATAACTGACGTGTACCCAACCACCTGCGGGATCGTCTTTTTTGTAGAACTCAAGTATCAATTGATCAAAATCTACGTTATT